GGACGCAATTACGCCCAAGAATACAGCAGCGCCGTTGCCTGTTTGCGAACCGCGCGCAATCTTTGCCATTTGCTTTTCCATTGCCGCTTGCCAATCGTCGTCGCGCACCTCAAACGTGCTGCGCAGAAACGACCGTTCAGGGATTTCGGCATCGCCAAACTCGTGAATCGCTGCAAGCATCGGCATTGACATGACTTCTTTGCCGTCGTCATCCGTGTGCGGCTTGGCGTTTTCGTTGACGCCGACAGTCACGATCAATTTGCGCAAATGCCCAAATTCTCGCAGCATTGCATCCCACGCGCGCTTATCGTCTTTCTCGATTGCCATCGCAGCGACCTCAGACGATGACCGGCCCAGCCGTGTAGCGACGCATCAGATTGCTCAGTTGTTGGCCGTACCATGTCGCTTTGAGACCGCCCGCGTCCAAGCCGCTGGGATTGCTTGCGTGCGTCACTGATACTTCGCCGACGCGGCGGTTTGTTTCAGCACCGACAGCGCCAGCGTTGCCGCCCTGCGATGCCTGCAAGTTGTGGCAAACGTAAAGCAATGTCGCTTGGTCTGTGTCGGTTGAAAAGATGGTGGGGTCTACCGCACCGGCTGCCCAATTAATCCACAAGTCGATCGTGCTGTTGGCGACGCCTGCGAATTGTGTAGCAAAAGCCTTTACATCGGCGTTTGTGACAGCCATCGCAGCCCCGCGTTAGCGACCGTCGGTCGTGTAGCTGAACACCAGATTGCTGCCTGCGTTGACGCCCGCGCCCGCTTGGTCGATTAGCGTGACGGTCAGCGTGCTGGCGGCGATAACCGCCTTGAATTGCACGACGGAGGCGGCCAAGGCACCCGCAGCGGATTGCAGCGTGACTTGAACGGGTTTGCCGTTCCAAGTGGCCGCGCCCAGCGCGACGGTGCCGTTATTCGCGCCGCTTAGCACGGCGACGGTGCCGCTTTTGATTTTCGCCAGGTCTGCGGCAGTAGCTGCGGCGTCGATTGCGGTGTAAGCCGCGTCAAGATTTGACTTGACGGCGGCAGTCACGCCTTTGGCAGCGCCGAATGTCGCCATCTGATTGAGCCGTGCTAGCGGGATTTTAGTAAGCGCCATTGGCGTAACTCCTGAGTCTGGAAAGGATTACGCGGCGATCATTCCGTAGCGGATTTGGGTGCCCGCCGTGTAGCGCACACACAGACCACCGGCCTGCAAGTGGCCGACAACGCTTGTCGACATCGACTCGACATCGGGCGGCAGGAACGCTGGGGCTTGCGCAACAACGCGCCCAATGACCATCGGATCGTAGCGGTAAAGCGCCATCCAAGCGGTGCTGTCGCCGCCGCCCAAGGCGTTGTCGTTGGCCTCGGTCGCTTCCACGATTTGGAAGTCGCCGCCCAATTGCGACAAGAAAATCTCGATTGCTTTCAAGATGGTCGTGTCGGTGTTCTGGCTGCGCTTGACGCTGGCCAAAACCGCTTTGCAAGTCGGGCTAAGCAACAGGCGATTAGGCTTGAGCCAAGGCACGTTTTGCACGGCTTTGACCGCTGCGTAATACATCTGCTGGATATCGGCCTCGATTTCGTCAGGCGTCTTGACCAGATTAAAGCTCGCGTCCACCCAGCGCGGCGAACCGGCTGCACCATTGGCGACTACGGACGGCGTTGCTGCCGTGGTGTAGAAACCCTTGATGCCATAGGTGCTATTGCCGAAATAGTTGTGTTGGTTGCACGTTTGCATGATGCCGCGCATCACAGCAGCCATTTTCAGCGTTGACAGCGGGACGTTGCCCAGCATTGCGCGGGCGATTTCATCCAAGCGCCAGCCGGTGTGGTTGACGTAGGGGAGAATCGGAATCGCGGTGTTGGCCTGCACCTGCACATCGGCGGCTTGGCCGTTGTATGCGTAACTGTGCGAAGTGCCGCCAACGCTTGCGGTTTCGTCTTTCCACAGGTAGGTTTCCATGAACGGCGCGGGCTGGTCGGGAGCGCCGGGGAACACGGTGAACGAGGTCAGTTCGGTCAGCGGCTGTTGGCTGATAATCGGCGAAACTCGTTGCAATTCACGAGCAAGCGCGGTGCCACCGGCTGCGTCGATTTTGCGGAAGCCCGCAGCGTCGGCGGTGTCGGAAATCGCGCGGAAAAGCCGCGAGCCGGGCAAGCGCTGCGCCCACTGGCCCCAAGGGTCGCGAGCGTCGGTACGCTGTGCGAGAGATTGGATGCCTGCATCGTAATGATGAACCATGCTCATGATTTTGCCTTTTTCCTTGCTGCGTTACAATTGCGAGTGCGAGCCGATTACGGCAGGTTGAGTTCGATTTCCGCTTTGCCGGAGCTGTTCGCGCCGGTCCAAGCAAAGCCAAAGCTGGTGATATTTTGCGCAGTGCCCGCATCGCTGTCAGACATGCCGAAGCTGCCCAAAGGATTGAGAACCACGAGCTGGGTGCAGTACACCGGATCGCCATATTTGACGGCTTCGTAGGTCTTGACCCAAATGCGCCCGCGCCGCAGGAACGGCACGACTTTGCCGGTGACGTAGGTTGCCACGTCAATCGGCAGCGAGCCGTCATCGACGCAGACGCCCGCGATCAAGCCCTGCACAATCGGATTCGGGATGATTTTCACGCCGTCATTGGTCAAGTCCTTGTAAATCAAGCGACCCGGCGTCAACGCAGTGGCGTCAACCAACGGTTTGCTCAATTGAACCAGATTGTTGTCGTCGCGGTTGCTGAGTTGGCCGATTTCGCCAATTGACAGCGTGGAAGTGACCGAAGAAAAAGCCATCTGAATCTCCAAAGGTGCGCCTTAGCGCGTCGAAACTATTTGAACTTGGCGTTGAATTCCGCTTGGGCTTGCAGGTCTTTGGCGACTTCGGCGTCTTGCGTCGCGCGGTTGTCGCCGCGCAGATTTAGGCCAGCCGTAAGCGCGTCCAGAGCGGTTGCGCCGCCGGTGACGTTCGCAGCGACCGCAGACAGCGCGCCGTCCAGGAAGATTTCGCTGGCGCTGGCGTCGGTCTTGATCCCTTTGGATTCCAGCATCGCCCGCTTGACTTCCGCGTCGGTCTTGCCGTCGCAAACGAAGTCTTTGCCCAGCATTTCGCAGGCTTTGGCGTCCAAGGTGGCGCGTGCTTTCGCGGCTGCGGCAGCATCGGCCTTTGCGGCGTCGATTTTGGCGGGCAGTTCAGCAACGTCGGCTTTGAGCGCGGTGTTTTCCGCAGTCAATGCGGCAACTTTGCCTTCTGCGGCGTCAGCACGGGATTTTTCGGCGTCGGCTTTGGCTTGCGCTGCGGCTGCGTCGGCAAGTGCTTTTTTGAGTTCGTCCACGATGGCCTCGTTTGTGATTTTGGCGGGTTCATCGGTGACTTTCCCGACCTGAATTGCAGCTCCATCTTGGCGGGCGGTCATCGCAGCGTCAAAGTGCGAGCGCACATCTGGACCGTGGCGACCCGCCGGAACGAGCGCGATGTGGTTGGCTGTGCGCGCGACCTGCACCCTATCGTAGGCCTGTCCGTTCCATACGCCCGCGCGGTCTTCAACTTGCGCGTAATAACCGAGGCTTATCTCTTGGTGCGTCGATTGCGCGGCAACAATTGCGGCGTCGTCCATTACCGTCAATTCGCTACTGATTCCGCTACCATCGGTTGCAAACTCGCTGCCGCCGCTACCGACCGACAACTGCTTGACGTTTTTGCGGTCGACCATGCCGACGACGGGGTGATCAAGCGTAATCGGCGACATCTTCAGCGACTTCAGCCACTTGGTATCGGTCAGCGTTGACAGCGGCGTTAGTTCGCGCCACGTCTTGCCGCTGGCGTCGCCGTATTCGTAGACGCCTTCCTTAGCCAACGTGGCGAATCCGCGTAGAAAGCCGTTGCCGTCAATGGCGTCGAAGCGAGCGGGGCAAGAATCTTCGCGGTACAGCTTTGGCATGTGCGAATTGTGCCGCTTGACAATCTGCCGTGCTAGCGTTCTAATCTGACGCATGATTTCAGGCGGTCAAAAACGCAAAATACGCATGATCAGAATCGGGCCGGAAATACCGCCCCAACAGGTTGCGGCAATCATCTGCGACTCGCAAACCTATGACGACGCTGGCCTTTTGCTCAACAGGACGGCTGCGCAAGTGCGAAAACTGGCGTGGCAACTGCGGGAAGCGGGGCACGATTGCGGCGAATTCCGTGAAGGTGGATTCAAGAAAAAGGCTGTCAATGCGGAAGGTTAAGCAGCAACATGGCCGCACGATTGCCGTCGCTGGATTCCTTGCCGCAGAGCAGGAGATGCGCCGACAAGCGCACTATCGGGCGCTGGCGGACGAGCTGCGCATCTTAACCGATGCCGACAAGTGGGCTTTGGACGTGACCGGCTGGGATTCGGTTGAACGTGGGTTTTGGGGGATTACGCTGCACCGGATCGAGAAGCACGGCTTTGCGCTTACCGATCCACTGCTTGAACGATGACTACTGAACTGCGCTAACGCCCTAGCAATCGCTGCCGATTCTCCGCCAACTTGATCGCCGCCTTGACGCTGCGTTCCGCTTCGGCGTGGACTTCTGCGGGCGTGGCGTCCGGCATCGACTGCTTAGGGCCTTGCGCGGCAGTGCGGTTGATCAACTCCTCCTCGGTCAACTGCGGGCTTGTCTTGACCGAATCGCTGGTTACAGGCTCAGCCCAACACCTGCACCGGATCGGTTCGCCAGGATTGCCGAGATGCGACGGTTGATCCCAACTGAAAACCTGCCCTTCAAGCGCAAGATGTTCCGGTCGCTCGCGGTTGTCTTTAACCCCGCGCCACGCATAGCGATTTATCCCCGCCGCTTTCTGATTTGCTTGGTTCAGCGCCCCGTTGTACTTGCTGACTTGATCGCGGGCGATTAGCTGCGCGCGGTTCTTGGTGATGTCCAGTTCCTTTTCAAGCTGTTTCGCAATCGTTTCCCAGCGTTGGCCGTTCTCGACCATCTGCTGCACAATCGCTTGCGCCCGATCCGCCGCCGTCGTCGGGATCGACTTGATCAGACTGGCGTTGTCGCTGACCCAGCGATTGCGCAGCTTGACCAAATCAGGCCGAATCGG